CTCTCTAGCGACCTGTATCTGGTCAAGGATGACTTTCTCTAGGCAGTCTTGTTCCCACTGAGCAACGTGGTCAATGAAGCCCCTGAACGCCCCCTCTGTGAGGTTCTGGACCTCGAAGGCTGTCTTCTCCCCCGGAGATCTGAAACCGAGTACGTCAGAGGGCAGACCCACTGCCTCCATTACTGTGCGCTCAATCAGATCAACTTCAGTGTTGAAGCTAAGAGTACTGGCGTCAGGGGCAATATCTCGGGCATCCCCGCCAACGGGTGCCCAAATCTCTCGTCTGTCAGTCTCTTCATCGTAGATGATCTCTGGCTCACCAAGGTACAACTGATCTGGATGGATCATCCTGTCGATTGCATCGTTCTTGGCATTCTCTCTGTGGTTGATCATGTAGTTAAGACCGATGATCGGTTCCAGAGGACCTTGTGCCCAGAGGTTGTCTGGTCTTTCCTTCCAAGAGCCCTTACGAATACGGGACTCTCTTTTGTATGTATCCATAACGATTGTGTTATGGTCAGCAACTACGATACACCGGTTAGGTATAACACTCAGGGTTGCCTCATCAAAGATAGAGCCGTAGAACCACAGAAGGTCTACATATCCGCTCCTGTAATAGCTCTGGAGGCTATCAAACCCATGAGGGATATACTGGCCACCCTTGAAGTGATCGTTGCTTGTAGAGCTGTCTGTGGCCCCTACGCGACGGTTCAAGATTGCCTTGACTGCCTCATCCGAGATGTACTCACCGTGGGATTTAGCGTACTGAGCAAACTCACCAACTGACATGCGCTTCCGTACAATCTTGAAGGAGTCATCAAACTCTTCTACTGTAGGATCAAACACGATATCAAAGGGTGAGATACGACAAGTCTTGGGACCTGCATACCCAGCGATGATCTCACCATTCTCTTCTACAGTCTCATTTACAAAGTAAGTCTGTAAGAAGGTGTTTCCGTACGCCTTTAAGTCATCTAGGGACTTCTTACCTAGTCGTGTGAACTTGGTAAGGGTATGGATTTTCTTAAGGTACGCCAGAACTTTCTTTTGTTTCTCTTTTCCGGCATCACCGATCTCGGTAGCTTCCCAACCTAACCAATCTTCGTGAGGGAAGGCTGTAGCATTAAGGATAGATCCCAGCTTCTCATCTACCATGTGAGTGGTAGGTGTGTGCATACTGTGATCGAAGTTTGCTCCACCCGGAAGCTGTTTGGTTGAGGTAGCGAACCGGTAAAGGTCTACCTCTTTCCACGCCTCCATAGCATTAATGCGTGAGGAGTTGTATTGATCCCAGAGACCTGAGATGGTAGTAGCTACCAAACCCTTATCGCTGTAATCTGTAAAGTTAATAGGTCTACTCATGCTCGTCTACGTCTTCCTGTACCGAATCTGCTCATAGATACCACGTTACCTCGTGTCATCGAAGATTTACGCTCTTTAGGAGCCCTCTTAGATGTACTGACTGCAAGGAATACCGCATCTTTTAAATCATCGTGAGGAGGTCTAGTAAGTCGTAGCTCTTCCTCGTAATCTCGTGTATAACCACCCTTAGTGTGGAATACCGACTTAGTTTTATACAGGGGGTGAAGCAACTGTAAGTTACGTTCAGCCTTGCTGTCACTCATTTGGTTCTTGTGCTGGTGGTTGACAATGAGATGGATACCATCCTGTCGTAAGGAGGCCTCTAAAGCGTTAGCTACAACCTTACCACCTGCGTTAGTCTCTACAGTAACTTCAGGAAATTGCCAGTAATCCCACAACTCTCTAAGCTGTTCGTAGTATACCTCAGCCTTTGCTGTTTGGAACCGTCTGAGATCAAGCACATACAGGTACCCGTCAGCATCCCAAGCCGTTACAGCAATCGCGGTATAGTCTCGCTTAACACGTCTGTTACCTGAACCCTCGGAGAAGGCTAAGTCCATACCGGCATTGAGTTTGAGCCTTTTACCTGCGTATGTCCAAGCACCGCCCTCGTTTGTCAATAGTGAGGGGTTAAGGTACATGAAGTGTTCAGGGGTTATGTTATCCTGATCAGCAGCATTAGGGTCGTTGTAGTACTGAGCATAAAAGAGTTCTAGGTTAAAGGCATCAGCTCTTTTCTTACCTAGCTCTGTTTGGTTAAATCCGTACCAGTTGCCATCAGGCATCTTCATACGGGGCCAAATGTAGTTACCACTCCCGTCTTTGTTCTTACTGTTCTCGACTACTCTTTCGAACCACCTCCAAAGCGGACGTGTCTCTGTAACGTTGCCCTCATCGTCAAACACATCGAACGACTTCTCTTTAAGATCGGCGTACAGATCGTTGTCACCATAACGCGTACCAACCATCCACTTAATAGAGCCAGTAGTAGCAATCGAAGCATAAGACTGATAAACTTCTCGGATATCTTCCCGTTCAGCTGCACTTCGGTAGTTCTCGTTGGTAACCAAGTCATCAAAGATACACATCTTATAGTGTGCACCAGTATTTGTACTCTTAGCGGACGTAGCAGCTATTGTAGGATCTTTCTCACTAGAAGGTCTAGCAGGGTGATCAACTACAATCTCCGTCTTAGTCCAAGTCCTGTCTGACTGTCTCTCCAGTTCCTTGGTTCTAGGGTTAACCCCGTACTTCAACATCTCTGGCCAAAGCTCTCTGTGAGCGTCAGACTTAAAGATGTTCTTTATAACTGTTAACTGTCTCTCCGCTAACGTTGGGTTAGAGGATACATACG